CCAGAGTGTCATTTGAGGTAGTCGCCACGATTCGAGGTATCGGCTTACTGTACGGACCCGCAGGGACAGGCACCCCTAATATCGCATTGAGACCGAACTCTGGGGGACGCCCGGTTGTTCTCACAACACGGTTAGCGCCAGCGCCTATCGCTGTAGCCCCGGCAGCAACACCAAGCATGCCGAGGGCACGGCCCAACCAACCCACATCAGGTTGAGCCGCATGGTAGGCACCTATACCTTCGCCGAGGACTGGGGCGGTGTAAGCCGCAACGGTTCCAACGTCAGCCACTGCACCTATTGCGTCGGATAGTTGAAGGCCGTCGCTTGCACGTTCCTCCCACATGCCAGCAATCATCGTTGAAGGGGCCATGCCCGCCAGCATCCCCAGACCGCCACGAAGAACACCGTGTTTCTTGATTGGGTCGAAGAGACTTGGAGTAGGTCCTGGCTCTACCGGTGCTGCTGGTGGTGGCTCAGGGACTGGTTCCTCTTCAGATAACTCTTCCCGTAACCTCTGAGGAATAAGGTTTGGTGGAAGGACCATGACTGTTACCTACGAGCTTCGATCAACGACTCCATGACCAGCTTCGCCCACTCCCGTGTCTCTTCGGAAACCTCAGGGTGAGTAGTCAAAGCATCAAGAATTGCTAATCGCTGCTGGTCGGCAGCTTGCTGCTTCGGGGGCATAGGTGCCGGACCCTGAGCCATCGGTTGAGAGACAGGGACACCTGGCCGTTGCGTTGGAGCCATCGCACCTTGAGGGACAAGGGATGGGCCCTCAACCGGTCGACCCTCCTGCTGCGGTACGCCTCTCGTAGGTAAAGGACCCGGACCCTCCATGCCAGCTTGCTGTTGAGGTGAACCCATCGGAGGAAGCGATGCTTTTAACGCAGCCACATCAGCTTTCTCACCGTACGTCCCAGACTCAGGTTTATTTACCGAAGTGTTTTGGGTTGGTGTTTTCTCTATATCCATCTCAGCCATGAATAACCTCAGCCTCAGTTTCAATCCAGACTCGAGCACCGCAACGGTCAGGGGTCTCAGAATGCACGATCGTGCAAGGCCCCTCAACGGTCACTCGACGATGATGAGTTGACCCCTTATATGTGCGATCAATAATCGCTGGTTCGTTCTTCTTGATTTTCTGTTGGTGAACGTGGATGACGTGTTTCACTGGCAAGACTCACAGATCTCGTATCCGTCGATAGAGCACTCGATAGGAGTGTCATCCTCGAACGGGTCAAGTTCTGGGCGTTCACCCAGCAGGTCCGGGTTATTGATGTAATCCTCCAACACATCTACAAGTAGTCGAGGTTCCGGGAACTCGGTCATCCGCTCACCTGTGTCCCAAGCATCCCACCTTCACCAGCGGGCGTCCCCAAACGGGCCAACAACTCGGCTCCACCCGGTGGTGCTGGCGGTAAAGCGCCAGGACCCTCCGGTCCACCCGGAGGTCCCCCAGGACCTGGAGGCATACCAGGATCTACCGGAGCACCTAAGCCGGTTGGCATTTGCGCCTCCAACATCTCTTGCTCCGGTTTCACAATGTACTCGTTGAACAAGTCAAACAAGTCGTCGCCTTTCTCACGGGCACGAGCGATCTTTACGAGCGCCTCATTCGGCACCATTCCCGATTCGAGCCCTTGAAGAAGTTTCGCCAAAGCCATCCCCCGGAACTTCTCCACGTCAAGACGAGAGCGTTCCCGACCAACATCAGTCAAACCGTCAATGTTCTCTTGGACGAACTCTTTCGAAACAAACTCTGCTTGAGAGTATTGGATGTGCAGCACAGCGGACTGTGCAGGGTCACGACCCAACCCCAAACCGTATTCGACTCGAAGACGATGCGACGGGTCAATATCGGTGCGAGCGTTGTACTCGCTCAAAAACTCTTGGTTGCGAAGAATCCCTGCGGCCATCTTCGGACCAGGAAAATACGCTTTATCGATCTCGAGGGCGATACGCAACGCACGTTCCATTTGACGTTGCAGAATCTGGTGGTACGTCCTGATTGCCGTGTTCATCATCCCAGCCGAAGCTTCAAGGAACTTCGCTGAAGCAATCGACTGGTCAATCTCACCGGGTCGGCTCTTCGGCCAACGGCCACCCACATGGATGCCGTCAATCAGCTGAGCCAAATCTGCTTGGACGTTTAACGAACTTACTGCCGGGGGGACACGACCAATAGCGCCAGCCGGGCCTAGCTCAATGAATGAGCCACCACCGTAAGGCATCTCACCAATCAGGTCTTTAACAAAGATGTCAGAGTAAACAGCTTGGTCGGCGTAATCCAAGATCAAACCCATCAAACGGATGTGGGCCTCGAGGAGACCGATGACCTGATCGAACTGTCCTCGGATCTCACCGTCAAGAGAAACACGAGACCCGATCACCACCGGGCAAATACCGATCTTGTTTTCGATGCGTTCCAGTTCTACCGGCAACGGAACATCCTGGGAGGAGCCGTAAGCCACCAGACCAGATGACGAAGCCTGATATAGGCCAGTCAACAAATACTCTTCCTCGTCGTAGTACTCAACCAGCACGACCTTCGAATTTTCGTCCGGGTCACCGTACTCGTTGTGTTCACCGAGGGCATCACGAAGTTTGTCCCGGTACGCCCCTGGAAGCTGAGTGAAGTACACCTCACGGGCAAACATGCACCGGCGAACATCGTCACCAGGACGGAACCCCGGTTCCGGGTAACACTGGCGTGGGTCCCTGCGCTCAATCAGAGGAATCTTCTGCTCGAGGTCAGGAACAACTGTCCACACCGACATGCCATACGCTGCTTTGTCCATCACAGAGCGGGGGATCAGCATGTCCATCGCATTCATGTCCATATAGGACACAGCGATCTGTTCCATAGCCGCAGCAGTTTTCTTAGCGGACTGAGTAGGCCGATCCGGTTGCACCCGGACAGTAGGGACAAGAGACGCAGACTCAGCCGTGTCCTCCAACGCAACCTGAATCAGGTTCGGGGAACGAGAATCAACGCCTTCCTCATCCGGGTCAAAAATGTCGAAGTCGCCTCGCACCACCCGGTCAATAGTTTCCATCCGAACGTCACGGTCATAATGGCGGGAACGCCAAGACGCATACATGTTGGGAAGCAGGTTGATGTCCAGCATCAGCGTTGCACTTCAACAATTTCGACAAGGGTTCGTTCGATCTTGCTCATTTCTCTGCCAGTCCTAACTTCGAATGCCTTCTCACGAACCTCTGACTCTGAAGCAGAAGATGGCATCGTAAAGTAGACGGGTTTCTCGTCGATCAATGTGGCGCAGATGATTTCATCGTCCGCTTTGGCCTCTTCGGCCCTCGCAAACGCTTTCCGATTCTTAAACTGTTTAAACATAGGGGCCTCGTAGCCCTACCCGACAAGTGTCGCCTAGCTCGAGGGGTTCCAGATCTCAGGATCCACATTCATAGGCGCAGGACCGTCCTCGATGTCGTACTCCTCGACCTGACCGTGAGGTTGAGCCTGCCCAACGGTTTGTCTCCGATACCCCCACTGGCCTCGAGTCATATGCCCAGGACGCTGATCCCGAAGATTAATGCCACGCACCTCCTGGTTCTGAAAATCAACGACACGTCTACGACGCTTAATGCGGTTCGGCACCTTCATACGCTCATGAAACATTGGCAAATGGGCCCTGTTCATCAGATCCCTGATACCAAGATCAGCAAACCACAAAGACATCACCCGGTCAGAGATAGCTCCCATCGGAAAAGCAATCAACTCCTCGAGGAGCGGCTGAAACGTTTGACTAGTTGGAGCGTTCCCCCACGGAATCGACACCAAACCCGTTTCCATCAAAGGAGCCAACGACTCCACACCAAACTGCGGGTCCCACTTATTGCCATGAGTATGGTGAGGAACAACCCTCACTCCCCTCTTAGCGAGATGCTGCACCAACTCCATGTCATATTGCACAATCTGAGACTGCACACCATTCGACTCCACCCGCCACTCAAACAACGGGTACCGGTCAGTCCAATCCAAAATCTGGTCCTTCATCTGCGGAGCCTTCATCGACTTCACAGCAACCGAATCCACCAAATACCGTTTACCAGTAACAGCATCAACCCCGATAAGAGTAAAAGCCGTATACCCCGACCCCCTGTTACCCCCCGCCGGATCCAAACCAGCAAAAAGACGCCACGACGGGTCATAATGGCCCCGCACACGAGACGTATCCTTACACATGTCCAACATGTCCTGAGTAAACGAAGCACCCACACCAGGAATATCGACCTGCTGATAAATCAGCTGAAAGTCCGCAGGACGCATCTCCGAACGGTGAATCAAAGCCTGCTCATAAGGAAAATGCTCAGGCCACAACGTCAACTCAGTCTCATCATCCATCACACACGGATACCGCAACACCTTATAACCGGCACGAGTACCCAACGACGAATACACGTCACCCGGATTCACACGAGTCCCAATCCAAATAGCACGACCCGACTTACCAATCCTCGACAACGCCTCCTTATCAAACCACTCCAACATCCCCGCCACCCGGTCTGGGTTTCGTTGGTTGTCGAGGGTGGCGACGTCGTCGAATTTTATGACGTCGGCTCGTCGACCATAGATTTGTTGGCCTACGCCGAGTGCTGCGATGGTGGGGTCTTTTTCTGCTGTGGTTCTTCCGGCCACATAGATTGCTTCACTGGACCAGTTTGATTGGCCGTCTGGTTTGAATGGTCCCCAGTCTTCGATGAGGTTGGGACCGTCGGCGTACAGTTCGGGGTTCGTCAACATTTCTGAGATGGAATGCATGAACGTTCTGGCGAACGGCAACGACTTCGACACGATCAATGTTCGCAGGTTCGGGTTGCGGCACACGTCGTACACGGTGTGCCACACAGTGACCAGTGTTGACTTCGAATGGTAGGGGGGCATGTTGATCAGTACACGAGGGTTTGGGTCGGTGATCGCTTCACAAATATCTAAATGAAAACCGGGGGTTTCGTGATGCACCCCACAGTCCGGGCATGACCAGTTCTGTAAGTAATGGTCAACGAACTCGGGGAACGTGCCGATGCGGCGTTTCTCATTCAACCCCAACGGGCCGACACGTTGCTGCTCCTTCACCTCAGCTATACGGGTCTCACGTTTCTCACGCTCACCCTTCATGCGGCCAGACAAATGTTGGCGGGACACACCAAACTCCTTAGCGGATTCGGTTTGTGTCCAACCGTGGTTGAGGCACTTGTCGATAGCGGCCTTATAGCGGCGCTCCTTCGACCAAGTCCTATATTTAGCAAGTCGTGGTTCAGGCATCTCACCCCATACCCTTGAACAGTAGACACAGTTGGGGTATAAGTTGAGAGCAACCTTCGTTCAACAGTGATGCCAGTCGAAGGCACAACCCAACTTTCTTGGAACCGGAACCCCGAGCCACTGGCAGGCTGGTCGGAACGGCAGCGTCACCCGAAGAGGGTCAGCAAAGAACGTTATAGAGCGACGACTGCTCAAAAGAAAAGGTCGGGGAACAACGGGTGGGGGGTAAACAACCTATGTACCACCGTCCAACGTTCCCCGACTGAGCTAAGACAAAAAAATATACAAAAAAACGACTACATTGTTCTGTCGTTTTGTCGGCCGCACCGTGGGAAGCCTTTCCCCTCCCCTCCCGTCACGGATCTTACGGACCCCCCTCCGGCGAGGCTCGAGACCCCCGAGTTTCTGGGCTCTGGGCCAGTTGAGGCCAGGTCGCAATGCGGTGACCGGTGGATGTGCTGTACCCCTCCGAACATCCCCCCCTGTTTCGCCACGATCCGGGGGCATCCAACGCTGCTATGACGATCGTCCCGATGGGTAGCGGCGGCAAGCGTCTGGTCGTGTGTGTGTGTCGAGCGTGTGTTCGTGGTGGTTGTGGGTGTTTTGGTGGGGGTGGCGTGGAATTGTTTTGGGATTGTTTGTGAGGGTTTATATGGGTTTGGTGGCTATTGGGCACAAATTGACTTGATTGGGTGCGGAATGTGTGTGCATTCTGTTTGCAGTCACCTACCGGGAGTTGAAGGGGGTGGCAGGTTCCACAGCCTCCAGGTGAAACGACCACGGCACGCAGAACCCACAGCCCGAGGCAGTCGGGAATAGGTCCTCGGAGGGGGCTGAATCCACGGCTATAAGTTCGCCATGTGGGAGTCTTCTCCGGCCTTACGACCACCAGCATCTGAGTCTGGCAGTGTCGAACGGCAGTCGGATCGAGTGCGCCCCATTCTGAAAGTGCCGGGAGAACCACCAGATGGAGTCAAGGCAATTGTTGTCTTTGACCAATCGGGTTCCAGATGAGCGGCATTGGATTAGTCGCCATGTTGGATGGGTTTGAGGCCGTTCACTGCTTGCATACCGGTCTCTCATAACCTTGAATGCATGGCTATCGATGCCGGGACCATGCTGGGACTGCTCAGGGCTTCGGCCTAGCGAATCAACGGGCTTGACTTACGACGGTGAATTCCTCCTCCTCGTCCCCGAATTAACGGGCTGATGAGAGTCCTTTCGGGCTCAAGAAACGAGGAGGAACAACATGACCGATACCAAGGTGAAGAACCTTTACGTTGGCCTGTGCCGGGCACTGGTCGATCCGAGTAAAGAGCGTATTTGTGGCTGCCCCAATTGTGGGAACAGCTACGACGCTGTGATCCAGTCATACATAGATCAACATCGTCTTTACGGCGACGTTGGTTGATAGCCGAAACTGTCCTTCGGGGCAGTCGTTCTGGGGTGTTTCCCAGGGCCTGACGATGGCAGACATCATCGATTCGAGGAGGAACAACAATGAGATTATCAACCGGACGAAATGTGGTAAGAGCTTATTCAGCGTCTGGGCTGCTGCCCTTAAATGCAGACATTGAGGAAACGAAGAATGACTCAGGGACTAGCTCCTACTCCGTAGTGGTTTACGCCATGAACGGAACAGGCGCTGGGAGGTGGGTCTCAAGTGATCCAGTGACTTTCGGGAAGTTCGAAAAGTTCTCGTCAGTCGACAGACTGCTGGCTACTGTGATGGCAGAAACGGTTCAAGAAGTCGAATTTGCTGTGCATGCCGCTGAGTACTGGGAAGACCGGTGCCTTAACACCGAGAACCCATTTAGGACCAAGGAATAATTAGCCGAAACACCCCCTTCGGGGGGTGTCGTCGCAGGGTGTTTCCTGCGGCCTGATGATGAGCCTTTCGAGGCTCTTTGGCAGACAATTACGAGGAGGAACAATTATGAGCTACACATCAACAGTGAAGCGTAATCGGAAGCGGTCTGTACGGAACGCTGAAGGCTTCAGCAATGTGTATACAGAGAACGAGTTTCGTGGTCAAGTTTGCCACGGGTCTCTGGACACCATCGAGTGGGGCAATCCCCTTATGGATGGTGAAACTGACGTGGCAAGTCGTGTCTGGACCAGCGAAGAGGCAGTTGTTGAAGGGGGCAGTTACGGCTCCCGATTCTGCGTCAGTGTTCGGAACGGGTCACCAAAATTTGGCTGGCCTGAAGCTGAAGTTGTCATGACTCGGGAGCAGTTGTTAGCCCTTCGGGACTCGCTGAATGCTCTCGACATCTAGCTAGTCGAAACGCCCTTCGGGGCGTCGTCAGGGACTGACCGCCCTGGCCTGACGAAGACAGGTCACGAGGAGGAACCATGTACGAAATAACTGCCTACACGTTCAACGCTGATATCTGGTGCGTGCGTTGCGTCGAAAGACACTTCGAACGTAACCACGGCATCGCCCCGGCACATGCCGAGGACATGCTTGACGAATATGCAGAGGCCAACGGCATTGACCGCATGGACGAATCCAGTTTCGACTCGGATGACTTCCCGAAAGTCATCTTCGACATCGATCTTGATGGAGTCGAAATATGCGGCTGGTGCCACAACGAAATTGAGTAAGCCGAAACGCTCCTCCGGGAGCGTCGTCGGGGGGTGTTGCCCCCGGCCTGACGAGAGCCATCTGGCTCACCGGCAGACAATCAACGAGGAGGAACAACCTATGTCCCTTAACTGGAACATTGGAAAATGCGAGCGGCATGAAGAGCTTTACATCTTCACCGACGACATGGTCTGGAACGGGAGCGACTACTGCTTCCCCGACTCCGCTGACGACGATCGGCGCAACTCGCATCGCATCACCCAACAAATGATCTTCACGCTTATGAACATCGGCATGAGGTCAATCACGGAAGAGAACACGAAAGAGGTTCTTCGCCGGATAAACGTCTTGGAGAATGCGTTTCCGAATGACCGTCATGACCTTTGGTTAGACGGTGAATGGGTACGGGTCAACACTGACATGGCAATGGTTAGCCGCCGGGTCGGTCTGTCCACCAACGTCACCCAAACGACTAAGGCTCAGTTCGCTGAGTCGATGGTCGAAATGCTTGCTTGATAACAGCGGGTCGGACATCCCCTTCGGGGGGTGTCCCTCCCAGTGTCATTCGGCACTACAACGAGGAGGAACAATTATGCAATTCACCCGTAGCGATGGCGGCTATGCCGTCCACAGCGGCGGCAGGTTCATCGGCTGTGCCTTTAGGTATGACGAAGGTCGAGATGGCCCTGGTTGGATCGGCGAACCAGTGGTATTCGACACTGATGCGGACGGCATCCAACGGCGCTTTGTCTCATGGGACGATCGAGTCGGTCCTTTCAAGACACGAAAAGAAGCAGCGGTTGCGATGGCAGACCTGTACGAAACAAAGTACAGAACCTGATGACAGCGGATCGATCACCGGCTTCGGCCGGTGGTCTTCCCAGTGCCATCAGGCACTACAACGAGGAGGAACAATGCAAGAAACAACGAATGAGGAAACTGATCTTCAGAAGGCTCAAGGAGCTTTCCTGTCGGCGGTGACAAACATGCCTGCCTATGACGGCTCACAGAATCTTGAGTCATCAATGGCGAATGCGCTTGTCCAAGGGCTGTCCATCTTCAGTGCGGACAGTGTCAAGGAGATGCTCAGTCTCGCTCTCAACAGCGTGACCGAGTATGACCGCAAGGTCCGCTATGAGGCTGACATCCAGGAGCATGTGGCTGCTGGCGGCAAGTACGTCAACATCTATGTGATTGATCACGACAACTATGGCGACTCAGCGGAGGGCGGCTGGTACTACACCAGCGGCACCCCGATGTCGATCGGGTACAACCATGACAGGGCTAATCCAGACTGGCGGTATCACTCCGATGACAACGTCCGAGGCACCACGAAAGTGCATGCGCTGGACGATGCTGAGCGAGTTGCTCACGAAGTAGATATTGCCGTCGAGAAAGCTCGGGTCAATAACGGCGAGCTAGACGACATTGTCTACGAAGAGCTTTACCGGGTGAAGATCGAAGATCGGCCTGCGGAGTACTGGCCTGCCGTCAAGCCTCACTACCAATAATTATCAAGTCCTGCCCCTCCGGGGGTGGGCACCAGTGAACGGCGGCAGTGGCTGCCCCCCGAGATTCCAAACCTTGGGGTGAGGGTTCGATCCCCTCCCGTTCTGCGACCGCACAATGGGTGCGATCACGAGGAGGAATAATGCATATTAGAGAGTTACGGCCCAAGAACTGGGATCCGTACAACGTGCTCGGAACGGGTCACCAACAACTGCTCTTAAGCAGTCAACTTGATCCAGTCCGACTAGGTGATGTCGTTGTCATGCACAGTCGAGGTCGTTGGGGCACTGCCCTGGTGACGAAGATTGGTCGCAAAAATTTGACGGCGAGCTACGTCACCCGAGGCGGCATTGACAGTCGTCCACGCTTCCCTAACGTCACCAACAAATCGGTGCCGATAGGCGGATGCTGGCGGACGGATCCCGCTCGTGTCTGGAGTGACTGGCATGTGCCCTCGGACGACGACCTGCCCCAAGCAGTGAACGACCGAGTCGGCAAGTCACATAACCCAGCGTCCGGGTCTCCGGGTCCGACACGTCTGGCGGCAATGTTTCCACTTGGCTGATAACAGCGCATTGACTACCGACTTCGGTCGGTGGTCTTTGCAGTGTCATCAGACACTGAAATACCTACGAGGAGGAACAGATATGAACATTGAATTTGGGGCCTACTACCATGATTCGTTTCATGAACGCAACGGTGTATGGGTGTTCTACGGAGAGTCCCAAGAGGAAGCTTTAGAATCTATGAAAGAGCTTGAGTCGCCCTCGCAATTTGAAGAAGGCGATTACGACGACAGCAACGATTCTTGGTTAAAGAACCTTCGTTGGAAGCCGTGCATAATTGTCGATGGTGAAGCCTTCGTGCCTATTTCGGCGCTGAGGTGAATCATGAGCCTACGAGCATACAAAAATGAGGCTGGCGAATACACAGCCCTGGAGCATGAATACGACGGGCCACCCGACCCCGACGCTTTCTACGATGATTACGACAACTGGGAAACAGAGGACGAAGACCTCTAACTGAATACGACGGGTAGGGCACCGGCTACGGCTGGTGCTCCTCCCGATGTCTTCAGACATCAACAACCAACGAGGAGGAATATGAAATTTAGCTGTGACGGCGAACCGTCACTTTACAAATACAGTCGAGGCTGTCGTTGCGATCTCTGCAAGTCGATTAAATCTTTGTACGAATCGGAGCGGCGAGTCCGTGCCAGAAAAAACAACAAGGACCAACCGAAAAAACCATCCGGCGGCAATCGGGACAAACCAGTCCCCGAAGCCGATGCGTTCACACGGGAACAGATCCTTAGAGCGAGAGGCATGGAACCCTCGAATAGCTGATTCCAGCGAGTTGGGCATCGACCTCGGTCGGTGTCTCTCTCGGTGTCATCAGACACCAACAACCAACGAGGAGGAAATATGAACAGTGATGTAATCGAGGTGGCCGACAAACCCGTAAAGGAGTGGTCAGCATTTCGACTGAGTAACGAGGCAGGCATCTCGTCTGCCCCGGTAAGAGAAAGTGAGGGCTCAAAGTTCCTTGAGATTGTCCGTGATGCGTTCATCGAGCGCATGGAATTTCAGCGCACTGATGCGATCGACAAAGCTCGGCCGTGGCATGACAACGAAGGCTATGTCCTCGAGATCATGGACGACGACGCTCTCGACGTCATTCACGAAGTCGTTGACGGATGCGTGCCTATCTACACTCACCAGATCTGGGAGACCTTCACAGACCTCTGTGCATGGTCCGAGGATCTATCTGAGTTAGGTGGCCCGGAAACCGACATGAACAAGAACGCCATGACGGCGCTCTACATGATCGGGTGCAGGCTCGGCGATGCTCTCTGGAACAGTTACCAAAAGGAGTTGATGAATGCTACTAACTAGCATCCTGCTAGTTGCGTTCCCAATACTCATGGCATGGGGTCTCTACGACCTAAGCCAGGCGTACTGGGCCAAGCAACGGAGGCGTGGCCCCAGCTACTGGCAAGCCATCCTCGATAACGAACGGAGAAACCGTGGATAACCTCATGGCACATCCAAGGAACACCCACACCGTGGTGAAGGTAGAGATCCCCTGGCTGGGCGGAAGTACTTTCCGCACCCAGTACAAAGTGATCGACAACCTGGGAGTGATAATGGCTTGGGAGAGCACCTTCGCTGAGGCGGAGCGGGTCGCTGAGCTACTGTCCGAACCACCACCGGATGAATGAGAGAGGAGGAAAAAAATGTCAAGACAGTCACGAATAACCGAGGCTCTCCAGGCGTTGCAAACCGAAGGAGCGATACAAGCGTTCCATAAGGGCTACAACGATGAGGAGTCACCTCGTATTCAATGGTATGTCCAGGTGTCCGCCTACAACCTTCTCTATCTGAACAGCAGAGAGGTAGATGCGTTCATCTCTGGGGCGCAAGCAGTTTCAATGATTGCCCACCCCAGATTGGTAGGCTAAGCTGGACTTGAATACCCCCCCTAGACCGACCCCGGTCGATGATTTGGAAGTTCCTCCTCTCATCGGCCGGGGTTTTTCTTGTTTTTGGCGACAGTTCTCGGGTGACATACTGATGCACGACAGATCTGACTGGGCTGCGA